TCCGATCTACTACTAAAAATATTTGTATTAATCATATATACGAAATATCAAAAAATGTTAATATTAATTACAATAATATTATTTTGGAATATTCTAATTTGGTTCAAGACATAGATTTTGAAAATATTAATAAATATTTAAATAAATATGAAAATAAATTTGAAATAATATATTCATTTATTTTAAAAAACTATATTAATGTAAATATTGAATCACCGATATCTAAACAAATTATTCAGCCATTATATAATTTTGAATATTATGAATCTATTAATATTTTAGCAACAAATATTGGGTATCCATCTTTAGATGATTTTTTATTTTTTAAAAACATAAAATTAAATTATTCGGATTATTTTAATAATCATTTTAAAATTATAAAAATATTTGAAATCAATAATGTTGAATATTTTCCTGATGATTTTTTAACAATAAAAGATTCATATGGTTTAATGAATTTAAATTTTTTTTTTAGAATTAAAAAAGAAGAAAAATGTGAAATTATTGTACCATATTATGAATTAATTATTAATACTAAACAAAAATTTATAATTGAAGGTATATTCATTGATGATTATTTAAATTTAACATCAAGAATAATGTCACAAGTATGTTTATCTGAAATAACTGCTAAAAAAAAAGATATTATAAATATGTTATCTAATAAAGATGAAAATAATTATGCATTTAAAATAAAATATTTAAAATATTGTGATATAGGAGAATTAATAATATTTTCAAAAAAACGATGGATAGAAAATTTAAATGATATGTATACACTATATTTAAAATTATCAAATAAAACATTTTCAAATATTATGCAAGATTTTTCAAATAAAATAAATAAACCAATTGATGTTTTTAATATTATTAAAGTACTATTAAATGGTAATGATGAACAAATTAATATTGCTGGAATGTTATTTTTAATTCTTAAAGATAAAAAAATTAATAATTTGTATATATCTGATATTATTTATTATTCATTAAATTTTGTATCTCAAATTAAATTAAAAAGAATTAATATTAATTTAAAAGAAGAAATGGAAAAATTAAATGAATTAACGTATGACAATATTGATCTAAAAAAGCAAATATTATTATCTAAAAATATGCAATTAAATGTTAAAACATTAGCTATTGAAAAAATAAATGAAATGAAGTTAAATAATAATGATTATTATAAACAATTTTTATATGTTAAAACTTTATTAAATTTTCCATGGCCAGATAAAAATGATAATTTATTTAAAATTTCTGCAGCAGATAGTGATAAATGTTCAATATATTTAAAAGAAATTGAAGACAAATTAAATATTAAAACATATGGTCATGTTAAAATTAAAGAACAATTAATTTTACAAGTTGCTAAATGGATTTCTAATCCTAAATCAAATGGATGTGCTATATCTCTTAATGGTCCTCCTGGAGTCGGTAAAACATTGTTGGCAAAAAGTTTATCAGAAGCATTAGAAATACCATTTGTACAAATTACACTTGGTGGTCAAAATGATGGCGAACTCTTACATGGTCATGGTTATACTTATTCTGGTGCTCAACCAGGTTTAATTATTAAAAAAATTATAGAAGCGGGTTCAACTAGATGTATATTATATTTAGATGAATTAGATAAATCATGTGCAAAACATGGTGCAACAAATGAAATAACATCAATTTTAATACATTTAACGGATCCAAATATTAATGCATCATTTCAGGATAGATTTTTTCAAGGAATTGATTTTCCATTAGATAGATTAATAATTATGACATCATATAATGATAAATCAAAAATAGATCCAATATTATTAGATAGATTTATTGAATTGGATGTTAAACCATATAATATTAAGGACAAGATAAATATTGTAAAAAATTATATTATAAAAGAATTAAACAAGGATATTGGTTTAAATATGGAATTAGTAATATCAGATAATAGTATTAAAAATATTATAAATGATTTTACAGTAGAACCTGGTGTAAGGGATATTAAAAGAAAGATAGAATTAATAATATTAAAATTAAATAAACTAAAATTAACAAATAAATTAGACAATTATATAAGAGATAATAAAATTATATTGGATGAAAAATTAATTGAATTACTGATTGATAATAATGATAAAATAGTAAAACAAAAAATTTCTAATAATAATATTGTTGGGTTAGTTAATGGTTTATATGCAACAACAATGGGTACAGGAGGTATTACATTTATTCAAATTTCTAAAAATTTTTCAATTGATAATACATTTACATTAAAATGTACTGGATCAAATGGTTCTGTTATGAAAGAAAGTATTCAATGTGCATTTACTTGTGCTATTAAATATATAGTAACAAAATTTCCAAATATAAATATTCAAGAACATATTAAAGATAAATTTGCAAATGGTTTTCATATACATACTCCAGAAGGAGCAACACCAAAAGATGGACCTTCAGCAGGATGTGCATTCACAATTGCTTTTTTATCAATCATACTAGATAAACCATTTAATCGACATGTTGCAATGACAGGCGAAATAGATATTAATTTTAATGTTAAAAAAATTGGAGGTTTGGAGTATAAATTAATTGGAGCACAACAAGCAGGTATTACGCATGTATTAATACCCAAAGAAAATGAAATTGATATTGTTAATATTAAAAGTAATTTTTCAAATTTGTTCAATAAAAATTTTAAATATACATTTATTGACACTATTGATGATGCCTTTAAAATATCATTTACACCCTTGAAGATTTAAAATGCCGATTTTTTTAATATATAAATAATTATATATTAAATGTCTAAACACAAAAGCGAAGATTACAAAATAACAAAATAACAGCGGTTAAATATTATTTAGAAAATTATACTAATTATACAAAAACTTGCGAAATTTTTAAGTGTTCTGAAAGAAGTTTGAAAAGATGGATTAGTTAATAAAATCATTAATATTTTAGAATTAGATAATATGAATAGTATTATTTTATTTAATCTTGATAATGATAAAATAAAACAAGATAAAATATTAGAGTTAATACCAGAAATAAGAAAATATTACAGTTTTTCAACTATAATAGGTACATCAGAACCAACAAATGCAAAAAGATCATATTTATCAATTATAAGACAATTAACAAAAAGTAAATATAAATTAAATAGTTATGATTATAGAATAAAACAAGACATTAGAACAAAGAAATATGTATTTGAATTATTAGAATAACATTATTCAAATATATTTATCTATTAAATTACAAACTTTTTTTTATTTCTCTATAAGGTAAAATATCACAAAAAAAATAACGGTTATTTTTGCATAATGGTGTTAAATAATATATATTTTTGTATTGACTAGTTTCAATAGTTACATCGTGACATATATAATAATTTTTTTTACTATTCGATTGAAAATATGGTTTACAATCTTTAGACTCAGGATAAAAATAGCACATAATTCTATAATCAAATTTTATTTCTAAAATTTGAAATTGAAAAAATAAAAATTTAATTTTCGGATATTTGTCTTTCATATATTCAATAAAAGAATTATGATTATTATAATTTTTATATTTTTTTATAAAAAAATAAATATTACATCTATTTAGTATTAATCTGATATCTTTAGTAATAAACTTTAACCTAGTAAATACAGATTCAAGTATTTCATAATGACAGTCGTAATTATTATTAATTAATATATTCATATAATAATATAATTTTTTTAATTATATATATATATATTGTATGATTTGTCATCCAAATATCCGTGTAGCAGTAGTAACCTCTATATTTTTAATAGAAACTGAAAATATGGACAGGTGTGCAAATCTTGTTAATAAAAATGAAAAATGGGATTATATTTTATTTACAAATAACAAAAATAAACTACAAAATATTGGAAATTGGGAAATAAAAGAAATTGATTGTTCAAGTTGTATACATGGGGTCTATGCTACTAAACAAATAAAATGGTTGACGCACTATTTTTTACCTGATTATGATATAATTATATGGGTAGATTCATTTATTGTTCCAAATCTCGATATGATTGATGAATTAAATACAATGATTTATTCAGTATATACAGACCCAAAAAATTCAATTATTATGAGAACACAGAATTTCAGATGTATAAACGATGATATACAATGGTGTTTAAAGAATAATCGCATTACAGATGTTATGAGTAAAAAAATAATTAATCATATAAATAATAGTGGAATTATAACAGTAGATGAATGCGTTCAAACATATTGGTCATCTGCAATTGTGAAAAATAATAAAAATATTACACTTCAAAATATGGCAAAAGAATTATTTACATTGATTACCGAGATTGGATACCGAGATCAACATTGGCTCCCTTATTTGTTTAAAAAATATAATTTGTATTGTAATATTAATAAAACAACAAATATCTTTAAAATTACTGGAACACAAATAAATGAAAATCACAATTATGTTACTTTTTTTACACCCTTGAAGATTTAAAACCGCACCTTTCTATATAAAATGAAAGGAAACTTCAAGGTTTGCCTATTTCAAGGCGTGTAAATGAATTTTTATTTATCAGTTTTATAAATAAAAATTTAATAAATAAAAATTTGAATTTAATAAATTTGAATTTAATAATATAATATCTATATATATTAAATGCAATCTAAAGAATATGAGTTAGGAGTATTTATATTTAGGAGAGATATGCGATTAGATGACAATCATGGTTTATATGAATTAACTACAAAATGTAAATGTATAATGCCGATATTTATTTTAGATAAAAATCAAATTGTTAAAAATAAAAATAATAAATATTACTTTTCAAATAATGCAGTACAATTTATGTGCGAATCTTTAATAGATTTAGATAAACAGCTTCATAAATACAATTCCAGATTATTTTTATTTTTTGGTTATCCTTGGGAGATAACTGCTAGATTATTAGTAAAATTAAAATCAATATATAATAAAATATGTATTGGTTATAATTGTGATTATTCAAAATATTCTCAGAAAAGAGATTCCGCTATTAATGTTGTTTGTAATAAATTAAAAATAAATATATATACAACTCATACTGATTATACTTTATTACCTTTTGATGAATTATTACATGATGGTAATCCATTTAAACAGTATGGTGCATTTTATAAAAATGCAATTAAAAAAAATCCAACAAAATCTTTTAAAAATAAATTTACAGATTTTTTAAAAAAAACAGTAAAAATGAAAGATATTAAAGAAATCGAATATGATATTTTAGAATTATCACACTTTTATACTGAAAATGAATTTATTGCACAACACGGTGGTAGAACTGAATTAATTAAAAAATTAAAAACAATATCAAAATTTAATGAATATAATGAATTAAGAGATCAATTAAATTATAATACAACTAATTTATCTGCTGGATTAAATTATGGATGCATTTCTGTTAGAGAAGCATTTGAAAAAATTTATTTAGAATTAGGGAAAAATTCTCAAATTCTTAAACAATTATATTGGAGAGATTTTTTTCTATGTGCATTTAGATTTATTCCTAATGGCGATTCTTATAAATTTGCTATGGATAAAAAATATGATAAAATTAAATGGGTTAATTCTAAAGAAGACTGGAAAACATTAATGAATAGTAATACTGGGTTTCTATTAATAGATGCAGGAATAAATCAAATGAAACAAACTGGATTCTTGCATAATAGATTAAGAATGATGTTAGTATCTTTTTGGACAAAATATTTATTAATTAGTATCTTTCATCCTAAATATGGATCTCAAGTTGGTTATAGCGCAATGTTGGTAGATGCAGTCGGACCTTCTCAAAATAAAATTAATCATAATTGGGTTCTTGATTTTGATTATAGTGGTAGACAATTTTCTAAAAAAGGTACATTATCTGGTAGACCTATGTCTATTTCAAATGATATGATTAAAAAATTTGATAAAGAATGTATTTATATTAAAAAATGGTTACCTCATTTAGATGATATCCCTAATAAAGATTTATATAAATGGAATAAAGAAATAGCTAAGAAATATAATAATATTCATCCTTCACCAATGTTTGATGATAAAGAAAAATATAAAGAATGGATTAAAGCAACAACTATCTAAATTATATTTTGTATAACTTTATTAGATTTTTTATTTTTTGTTTTGGGCAATTCTTGAACTTTTGCTAATTCTAAAAATTCTTGATCTTCAAATTCATCTATTTCTGTTTCACTTATTGTGTCTAAGTTTAATTCAATTTCATCAGACATATCTATTAAATGATTTTTAACATCAATATTGTTTTGTGATTCATCTTTCATTATGTAATTAGCTTTCATTAATTTATTTTTAACAAAATCTGTTAATTCATCAGATACAATTACTTTTTTAAATGGTAAAATTTTTTTATATATTTTATCAATTGTAACTATTGAAATATCAAATATTTCTGATATTAATTTTTTCTGAATATCAATCTCATAAATATATCCATATATTAATATACTACCTGCTGCAATCGATGTAGGTTGATGATTAGATGCTAAATATAGTTTAGATATATTCATTGCTATCTTAATAATAGTTTCAATTTGAGGTTTTTTTAATTTTAATTTATAGCCAAAACGTTCAATATAATCTTTTGGTGAAGTTGATGACATATTATTAATTAATTTATTTTGTTTCATTAATTCTATAAATTTTCTACAACCTTTTGTCACATTTCTTAATTTAATATTAAACATATCTGAAATTTCTTTAATACTTCTCGGATATCCTTGTAATTTAGCACCGTAATATACACATGCTGCTTGTATGCCTCTTCTATTATTACCTCTAATAATTATATTTTTATCTTTATTAGAACCAGAATCATATTTTTGGTCATTTATTTGTTTATATAAAATTTTTGCATTATCAATTACTGATTTAGGTATATTTGTTTTTTTACAAGTTTGATCAATAAATTGTAATGTTTCTGATAAAGATCTTTCTTTATATGGCATTTGATTCCAAGTCTGCAACATTTTTAATACACTAAATCCTTTACTAGAAATTGTTGTACCTAATGATGATTTTGGTAGAAAATAATTGGTAGCAGCACCACATCTCATCGATCCTTCTCCTTTGCCATCTTCATATTGAGACCATTCTGGATTTTGATCAAACATATTAGAACTAACTTGACCACAATTAGTACATACCATAGCACCTTTACTTTGTTCATGAATAATGCTATCTAATTGACAAATTGAACATATATTTTTATTTTTAATGATATTATTAGAATTATTAGTATTATTAGAATTATTAGTATTATTATTATCAGAATTTTTTGCATCTGAAATTTTATCTAACATATTCCATAGAGATTCATCATCAATACCATCTATATCATCTAATATCATTATATAAAATATTATATATTCTCTAAATAGTTTATAAAATTTTCAATTATTTGCAACTTTTTTTTATATATTATATATATAATGGAGGATTTTTGCAAATATATAAATACTAAATTTAATACAAACTTATCAGTATCTTATGTTGATAATATTTTAATTCCAAAAACAAATTATGTTAAATTTATTACAAGCAAAATTTCAATATTAATAATTTTAATAATAATATTTATGATTTTTAAAAATGAATTAAATTACTATGTTAAATGGTCTGGAATTATATATATTATATGTTATTTAATTTGTATTATTATATATTCATTACAGTATGGATATAATTTTTATAAATATAAAGAAATCTATAAGAAACATGATTACAAATTTTCTGAATTAGTTTTTAACACTGGTGATATTATTCAAGAACCTAGATTATGGTGTGAAAATGATATTACATTTATTGATCCATTTTTATTTTTTCATAGTTCAATAATTATAAATTTTAATAATAAACCATATGGTATTCATTTTTATCCTGATGATTTTTTTTTATATAAAAAATATATTAGAATGGGGCATATATTTATAGTTGATTTTGAAGATTCTGTAAAATATATAACTGAATTTAAAAATTATCCATTTCGATT